AGTATAATACCAGAACAATGGACAGCTGCACAAGATGCTGCTATTGCTAGAGGTGATATGGCTGAAGCAAAAAGATTAAGAGATTTACACTTTAAGGCTAGTGCGCCAAATACAAAAATTACAGAAGGCGTTTATCACGGCTCTAGAAGAAAAAAAGATTTTAATTCTTTTGATTTGAAGTATTTTGGATACACAGATGGTGGCACTGGTGGATATGGGCACTACTTCGGCCCTCTAAATCATGCTGTAGCATATACAAATCCAAGAAAGTTTTATCTAAATGTAGAAAATCCATATACAGGAAAACACACACAGTTCTTTAATAGAGATTCATACTTTAGAGATAATGAATTATTCGGAAGAATACCAAGTAGAGAGGATGCAATAAGATATAAAGAAGGGTTTGAAAAATATAAAAACGAATTTGCTGGAAAAGACGGAGTAATTGATAATGATCCTATTTGGGGAAATTTGGGTCCTGTGTATACTGTTCCGAAAGGGAACCAAATAAAGTTAGCAGACACAGTAACTTATGACGATAAAGGTGTCAGGATTCCTTTAGGTCTAAGAGATAACTTTAAGATAAACGATATAAGGTATGGCTTACTTCCGTTTATAGGTTTAGGAACAGCTGGAACATTATATAGAACATTAGATAGGAGACGATAATTATGCCTAAATTAAAAACACCAACAATAACAAGACATACTGAAATAAACCCTACAGTTGCCACTAACCCCTATGATGCATTTGCAGCACAAATTGGTCCAACTCTATATAGGGAGTTGCTTAGAACAGGTGTACCAAATATAGACACAACTTATGACAATATGATACGCCAGTTGGCTTGGGAGAGTGATTATGGACGTAGTAGAGTAGCTAGAGATCAACATAACTATGGAGGATACGGATGGAATGGTAAGACTTATACAACCTTCAAAGATGATGCAGATTTTATAAGTCATTACGTGAATCTTATGAACCGTAGATATAAGAATGCTGTAAACGCATCTTCTATATATGAATATGGTAAAGCATTGAAAGATAAAGGCTACTATGAAGATTCGTTGGAACACTATACTAATAGTCTTGCAGGTATGCAGTCTATCAGTAGAGCTGCTGCTAGACACAGAAAGAATAACCCCGATTTATACAAACTTGAAGAGACTGTTACACAACCGTTTGTAGCTCCTCCTGCATACCAGCCTCAACCTTTAATGATACCAACAAACAATCAATATAACCCGCAACCTCATTATGGTACAAGTCCTTATGTTGACAGTAACACATACCCGCAACCAAATTTATTACAAACGTGGGAATAGGCTACGCAACGTAGTAGGTAGTTAAGAAATCGTATGATGGAATAGTTGTGGAATAATATACAATAATATGGGAAATTTTATACAAACTTATGAAACAACTGCAGAATATAATACTGCAGAACCAAATCTGGTCTTACCTAACGTATCGTTGACAAACGATGATATGGAGGTACATTATAACAAGTGGGTAGATCCGTATAATGGTCATGCATATGTAGATCTCGGCTTATCCAGTGGTACATTGTGGGCTACGATGAATGTTGGGGCAAATAGCGAGACTGACTACGGTTTGTATTTTGCTTGGGGCGAGACACAAGGTTATACTGCCGATCAAGTAGGTAATGGAGAAGGGCAGAAAGCCTTCACGTGGAAAGACTATAAGTATGGCAATGGTACTAGTTCACCTGGTGATGCTGGCATGACCAAGTACAACAGTACTGATGGTAAGACAGTACTCGACATTGAGGATGATGCAGCAAGAGCAAATTGGGGAGGCCGTTGGCACATGCCCACTAGGGCACAATTCAAAGAGTTGTTTGACGGTACTAATAGCGAGTGGACTACGGTTAAGGGTGTGAATGGCTACAAGTTTACCAGTAAGGCTGACAGCTCCAAGTACGTCTTCTTTCCTGGTGCCGGCTCTGCTAGTAATGGTAACGTGGAAATACATGATGGTGGCTGTGTTTTTGGTAATTGTCTCAGCGATCTTGATGATATGAATAGTTGCGACATTGGCTTCAATAATATGTTCGTTGTCTTAGCCGACGGTTACCGTTTTGTTGGCCACTCTGTTCGTGGTGTAATAGGATAAATATAAATTGAAATACAGACAATGAAGTCTGAATAAAATAACATATAACATAATTATAATTATGGCAAAAAAGACAAAGAATACGATTCCAAGTGGATTTGAAGACATCCTTGGCAATATATATAGTAATGCCGAAAAAGGCGAAGGTGTTACAAATATTGACGAGCTTGATGTTAAAGACGATCCAGTTGTTGAACTCGAAGATAAAAATGAACCGCCAGTTAATAAAACTGAGGACGGCAATGCGGATGACCAGAATAAACCTTAGGATAAGGAAGACCTTAATGCTAAGGACGACGATTCGGTTATTCCCGAAGATGTCATTAATAACGTAGATGACAAAAATCCACCAGCGAATGCTGACGATGACGATACAGATCCTACAGAAGCTGATGTAATAGAAGCTCAGCAAGTAGGCTTATTGTTTGACGCAGTTGGTCAATCACTGGGTTGGAATATGGCAGATATTAAGGAAGATGAGAGACCTCTAACTGTTGATGATCTCACTAATTATTTAGTTGAGGTTGTTAATCAGAATTCAGTACCGCAGTATGCCGATGAACGCATACAACAGCTTGATGAATATGTGAAGCGTGGTGGTAAGTTTGAAGATTTTTATGCTAGACAGCAAGAGGCCGTATCGTTTGAGAATCTTAATATGGATGATGAAAGCAATCAGAAAGCAGTAGTACGTGAACTCCTTAAGTATAATGGATATACTGATGAACAAATCAACAGTAAAATAGCACGATACGAAGATGCTGATATGCTTGCGGAGGAATCAGAAGATGCTTTAGATAGATTGAAGACAATCAGACAGCATGAAATCGAAGAAGAAGCTAAACGACAAGAAGCATACGCAAAGCAGCAAGAAGAGAAGCAACGTGCGTTCTTCACTCAAGTTACGAATGATATCAATACGTTGACAAACATTCGTGGTATAGCAATTCCGAAAGAAGATCGTAAGGCGTTGTTTGATTATATTTTTAAAGTTGATCAAAATGGAGTAACTCAATACTCTAAAGATTTCAATAAAAATCTATCAAAGAACCTGATCGAGTCTGCATATTTTACGATGAAAGCTGATGCCCTTATTTCAAATGCGAAGGCAAACGGGGAATCATCCGCTGCTGAAAAACTTAGGAAGATGTTACGGCATAGTACTAAAAATCATTCAAGGTACAACGCCGATGATAAATAGAAATCAGCAACAGACTTATTGGCCGGTATGTTCTGATTAATTATAAACAATTAAAACATATATGAATAATAGTTTACTTAACAATCTCCAGCTGTATCGTGGACGTCGTTTCTCGGACCTGGTAGATGAAAACATGATTTCTAATGCCCTGCTGACTCGTCCTCATGAGGTTTCAGGCCTTCTGTCTCTTGTATTTGGTACAAAGGACGATGGTGTTTCTACAGCAATTGACCTGATTACTGGTGGTCTGGGCAAAACAATGATTATCGAGAATCGCGAATACGAGTGGTCTGTAATGATCGACTCAGAATCTGCTATCAACATTCGTTGGGCAAAGTGGGATGGCGATGAGATCACAGCTGCTAACTATACTACAGCAACTCCTGGTCTGAATGGTACTCCTATTTATATTGCCCTTGAAGAGCGTTGGTTCGGTCCTAAACTAGACTTTTCCGAAGTCTAAACTGGGGTTTATTATAGAAATATAATAATACGTTCCTATTGAATTGCTGGAAAATCCTAAAGGATTTTATACCGTAGAGTAAAAATTAAAATCATAAAGATATGAATAATATTGAAAATGGACAATCAGCAGCCAAGCAAATCATAAGCAAACCAATTAAAGGTTGGGAAGATAGATATAGTATAACAAATGACGGTAAAGTGTATTCGTACATTTCCGGAAGATATTTACATAAAGGGTACGACAAAGACGGATATGAATTAGTCACTCTGTCCAGAGACAATTATAGAAGGACTTATAGAGTCCATAGACTTGTCGCCGAAACCTTTATAGACAATCCTGACAATAAAGAAGAAGTAAATCATAAAGATTTTGATGTTAAAAATAATTGGTTTGAAAACTTAGAATGGGTTACACAAAAAGAAAACGACGACTGGAATAAGCTTCACGGGCATCGCGGCAGATACGATATTCAGAAAGCTTATACTTTTACTAACGTATTTAATGGAAATTCTTTTACCATTCTTGGTTTTAAAAATGTATTAAAACAATTTGGAGGATCTAAACGTAATTTTATGAATTGTGTTCAAAAGTACGCAAATACTGGAGCATATATAAAATCCGGAAGATTCAAAGGATTGAGAATAGATACTGAAGATTTGAAGGTTCAACGACTAACCCTTAACCAGGGTGTAGGGTCAAGTGACCCGAAGTGATAGGTATCCGAAAGGATAAAGATATAGTCTGATCTTCATTGAAAAATGAAGCGGTTTATGTTTTAAGATACATAAACGCATGTAGAGTAACGATCTACATGGAACACAAATGGGTGCAATTCTTTCTTTTGACGACGTTAACTTCCAGGTACGTGTAAACGGTGTACCTTATCAGGATGGTAGTGCTTGGGTATATGAGTGCTATGTTGCTGAAGGCTTTGCTGGTTCTTACATTCCTGGTGAGTTCCTGCTTCCTGGTCGTCAGGTAAGCCGTATTGGTTCAGCTTACGAGGAGTACAGCGATGAGGCTGATATCATCAACTATCAGACTCCGTTTAAGATGCGTAACAACTTGACAACTCTTCGTCTGTCATACGATATTACAGGTGATGCATACAGCACAGTACTTGCTATTGCTCTGAAGGATCCCGAGACAGGT